ATGACTGTTGGTGGGTTCTCGAACTTTGTATTTGATAATTCTTTTAATGGAAATGTAATTTTGAGTTCTCAAACTTCGAATGCATTAGGGAATGTGAATAGTGGGTCTTTGAGAGTCTTCGGTGGAATAGGTCTTACAGGAAATATGACTGTTGGTGGATTTGCTAATTTTATTTCAGATGTATCTTTTAATGGAAATGTTCTATTTACTTCACAAAATCCAAATATTTTGGGTAATGTAAATAGTGGGACTATTCGTGCATCTGGAGTTGGGATTAGTGGAAACATGACGGTTGGTGGGTTCTCGAATTTTATTTCTGACAGTTCTTTCAATGGAAATGTGCTATTAACATCACAGACATCGAATGCATTAGGGAATGTATCTACAGGTGCTTTAAAAATAACTGGCGGAATGGGGTTATCAGGAAATATGACTGTGGGTGGGTTCTCAAATTTTATTTACGACAGTTCTTTTAATGGAAATGTAATATTGAGTTCTCAAAACTCGAATGCATTAGGGAATGTAAATAGTGGTTCTTTGAGAGTATTCGGTGGAATGGGTCTAATAGGAAATATGACTGTAGGAGGGTTCTCTAATTTTATTTCAGATAGTTCTTTCAATGGAAATGTAATTTTGTCATCGCAAAACTCGAATGCATTAGGGAATGTAAATAGTGGATCTTTGAGAGTCTTTGGTGGAATGGGTCTTATAGGAAATATGACGGTTGGTGGGTTCTCAAATTTTATTTCTGACAGTTCTTTTAATGGGAATGTGATTTTGAGTTCTCAAAACTCGAATGCACTAGGGAATGTAAATAGTGGATCTTTGAGAGTCTTCGGTGGAATGGGTCTTATAGGTAATATGACGGTTGGTGGGTTCTCAAATTTTGTAAATGATAGTTCTTTCAATGGAAATGTAATATTGAGTTCTCAAAACTCGAATGCATTAGGGAATGTAAATAGTGGTTCTTTGAGAGTCTTCGGTGGAATTGGTCTTATAGGAAATATCACGGTTGGCGGGTTCTCGAATCACCTATTAGATAGTTCTTTTAATGGGAATGTGCTACTAACATCTCAAAACTCGAATGCATTAGGGAATGTAAATAGTGGATCTTTGAGAGTCTTTGGTGGAATGGGTCTTATAGGTAATATGACTGTTGGTGGGTTCTCAAATTATCTATTAGATAGTTCTTTCAATGGAAATGTAATATTGAGTTCTCAAAACTCGAATACATTAGGGAATGTAAATAGCGGTTCTTTGAGAGTCTTCGGTGGAATGGGTCTTATAGGAAATATGACGGTTGGTGGGTTCTCGAATCATCTATTAGATAGTTCCTTCAATGGAAATGTAATATTGAGTTCTCAAAACTCGAACGCATTAGGGAATGTAAATAGTGGTTCTTTGAGAGTCTTCGGTGGAATGGGTCTTATAGGAAATATGACTGTAGGCGGGTTCTCAAATTTTGTTAATGATAGTTCCTTCAATGGAAATGTAATATTGAGTTCTCAAAACTCGAACGCATTAGGAAATCCAAATACGGGTTCTTTGAGAGTATTTGGTGGAATGGGTCTTATAGGAAATATGACGGTTGGTGGGTTCTCAAATCATCTATTAGATAGTTCTTTCAATGGAAATATGATAATAAGTTCTCAAACCTCGAATGCATTAGGAAATCCAAATACTGGTTCTTTGAGAGTTTTCGGTGGAATGGGTCTTATAGGAAATATGACGGTTGGTGGATTCTCAAATTTTGTTAATGATAGTTCCTTCAATGGAAATGTATTAATAACATCACAGAACCCGAATATATTAGGACTTGCGAATACAGGGTCTTTAACAGTTTTTGGCGGAATGGGGTTATCAGGAAATATGACTGCAGGGGGATTTGCTAATTTTATGTTAGATACTTCCTTTAATGGGAATGTATCTGTGAGACAATCTACAGAATCATATAGTAAATCTACAGGAGCCTTAACTATAGGAGGTGGTATAGGTATTGGAGGTAATATTAATGTAGGAGGTTATATAACTGGTTATGTAGATGGTTCAATTATTGGAAATGTATCGATTGGGAAAACACTATACATTAATAATACAAGTGGTCAAATTGCATTTAATAATGCCGGGTCAAATATGGTATTTTCAAATAGCACTGGGCAATCTGGAAGCAGTTATAATACAGTTATTGGATATTTGGCAACAAATGCAGGTTCAAATAGTAATACAACTGTAATAGGGTATAATGCATCTGCAACTGGTTCAAATCAAGTTGTATTAGGAGGCCCAGGTGTAGGGCAACTTATAACTACTGCTGGTAATTTATATTTGAATAATACTTCTTCTTATGTATTACAACAATCGTCTGGTATTGTAAATTTGAATGCTCCTACAGGAGGGACTGTAAATGTATCAGTCAATAATACGTCTATTTTATCGGCGAATTCTTCCAGTGTTGTTATTAATCAACCATTAACAAGTAATAATTCAGCAACAATACAAACAAGTTCTCCAAATACAGTAACCCTTTCTATAAGTGATTCTACTAACCCCGGTTCGAAATTATCCATTTATGGAAATGCTATCAATAGCGGAAACCCATTTTCACAATTAATTAATAATAACGACATTGCTATTATATTTGGGTCTTCACAAAATTCTAGTTCTGGTGGATTGGTTATTGGTCCCTATTCAACATCTTATGCTGGAATACGTATGGATAGTAATGGTCGTGTAGGTATTAATACTACTGTAAATCCTAGCTATTCATTAAATGTAGGTGACTCATTAAATTGTGGCACTCTATATGTAGGTGGAACCCCATTCAATTCAAGCGGACAATGGAGTGGGTCGAATCCTATTTATTACAATGGGTCTGTTGGGATTAATTATAGTAGTGCTCCAACAGGAGGATATAACTTAGATGTAGCTGGAACTCTGCGAGTAACTGGTGCAATTACAGGATCAACTACAAATACAATTAATGGTATTGTTATTAATAACGGAGCTCTTACAGGAGTTACTTCAATTAATGCAACTTCTATTGGAGGTGTTTCAATTAGTGCAGGAGCTCTTACAAACGTTTCTTCAATTAATGCAACTTCTATTGGAGGTGTTTCAATTAGTGCAGGAGCTCTTTCAAACGTTACTTCAATTAGTGCGTCTAATACAATTTCCACTACTGGTGGTGGTTTATCTGTATCTGGTGCTGGAGCAGTTATAGGAACTGCATCTGTTCCAAATGCGGGTGTATTAACTGTTGGTCCTCCACCGTCTGGATCAGTTGGAACTTCAGCTGGGTCAATTAATTGTCAATATTTATATGTAGCTGGAGTGCAATTTACACCTGCTACGTTATCTCAATGGAGTAATGTTCAAGGTAATATTAGTTATAGCGGAAATGTTTCTATTGGTAGTTCTTCTAATCCGTTATATACATTAGATGTGAATGGGATCAATGCAACAATACGTGCTACAGGTCAAATTACAGGTGCTTCATTTTATGCGTCTGGTTTAATTTCTACTAATGCTGGTGGTTTATCTGTATCTGGTGCTGGAGCAGTTATAGGATCTGCATCTGTTCCAGCGGCAAGTGTATTAACTGTTGGTTCTACCACATGGTCCTCTACGGCAGGAACAGTTAATTGTCAATATTTATATGTCAACGGAACACAATTTACACCTGCTACGTTATCTCAATGGACTAATATTCAAGGTAATATTAGTTATGCTGGAAATGTTTCTATTGGTAGTTCTTCTAATCCGTTATATACACTAGATGTAAATGGGACCAATGGAACAATCCGTGCTACAGGTCAAATTACAGGTCTTTCTTTTAATGCCACATCTGATTATCGTATGAAAACAAATATAAAACCATTAGAAATCGATAAAAATATAGACGAATTAAACCCAGTTGAATACGATTTATCAGGAGGAAAACACGATATGGGATTCTTAGCACACGAAGTCCAAGAAATATTCCCTTTCTTAGTAGAAGGTCATAAAGATGATATTGATAAAACACAATCGTTGAATTATAATGGTTTTATAGCACTTCTTGTGAAAGAAGTCCAAGAATTAAAGAAAGAGAACAATTCATTAAAAGTTAGATTAGAAACGGTCGAAAAGAAACTATTTATGTAAATGGGTTCTCTAGAAAAGCAATATTTTATGTATAAAATATAAAATAATGCGAGTGCTCTAGGCAGGTGTTCTGCCTACAAAAGGCGAAAAATGTCATAAAGAATTAATAATTGATGTCCCTCTAGACAGGGGGATTAGGAGGATTCGTTCTGGACCAGGTTCTCAATGTTTTTGGTAATGGGTTCGGTGTAAGGATACGACCTCTACATTTGCAGAAATGTTTTCCACACCAAACAGTTCTCTTTATGTATCCATCTATTAAAGTGCAAGTAGTAGGTGTATAAGACTTGGTTGTTCGGCCAATAGGAGCAGGACGTCGAACTCCCACCTTTGTAATTCGATAGGTAGGAATAGCGGAGTAAGGAATCAACTTGCCAGCTACAATAATATTTTCAGCAGTATTGAGAACTCTATTGGGTCGTTGATTCGTATTTTTACATAATTGAAAAGTGGGGCATAAAGAAACTTTCTTTTCCATGTCAAAAATAGTAATACGTGTAGGATCGGTTGGGGGTAATAATCGACTGAAACATTGTTTTGTATTTTGAATAGTTGTTTCTAAAGCGTAATTTTCATATGCTGTATATTCTCTTTGTGTGAGAACAGGTGATAGATTTTCCTTTTGATTTTGAAGAATATCAGCGGTTTTAATAAATTGAATATAGTCACTTTGTGCCATTTATATATACAAAGCTATATTTTTGTTATAAAGAAACCTTTGTGTCATATAAACGAGAACCCAAGCAAATACGATTCCTATTAGAGAACCATAAACCAATTGTTTAATATCATGTCTGCGATATTTCCATCTTTGATACAATGTAATGATGGTTAAGAAGGTCATAGAATAAACAGTTGAAATAGGTCCATTGGCAAAAAATAAAAATGCTAATGAGAAAAAAGCAGATTGTGCATGTCCAGAAGGAAATCCATATTGTTGTGTATGTATTAGGTTCTCATGTTCTATAAAAGGGATTTGCCCTTTTGGTCTAGGTTCTCTAAAGATGGACTTTAAAAATGTGTTTAAAAAAGTATTGAGAACACTACCTAATGTAAATACCATTAAATAAGGAGTTCTCTCAATAAGACAATAAAATGTAATTCCAAAAAGAATAACAGGGCCATAATATCCTATAATATCGAGAACAGGATACATATATTATATGTTCTCAAAAAGAGTTATATATCTTTATAAGATTGTCATAAAGAAATAATGGTTCATTATACCGGTGAATAATTTATATCGATATAAAACATGTTCAAGAAGAAGATGCCCGATACAATTGTTCGCATACAAATGAGAATGACCAATTACTACCATTTAAATCCAATTGAGTGCCACGGTCTGTTAATAATTGGATAGCCATCTTACGAATATTCACAGGACCGAAATAAAGACGTTCTTGGTTTTGTAATGTTCCACCAAATTCAGTAAAATAATCTCCCGTAGATTTCGGAGGTTTATAAGGGATGATTCCGAATAAATCTTTGATAAAAGGGCCAGGAGAATATTGCTTACTAGGATTTTGTTGGCTAGTAATGGATTGATTAAGAGCATATAGTTGTGCGTTTGTGACATTATTACTATCTGGTTGGCTTGTAAAAGTAGAAACCATATTTCCAGTTGCTGGATCACAAGATTGTGTAGTTGTATAAGCATAATCTGGTATTTGAATAGCGGTTTGACTACGAGTAATGGTGACAAGACCATCATTTAAATGATTTTGAATAAAATCATCAAGAGATATCAAAAAGTAATTATATAAATTCGTGCTTAGAGTAGTATCTCCCGTTATGAATACCGGAGATGAAACTAATAAATTACTACTGGAGTCGATATTTTGGGTTATATAATAAGAACCATTTGCAGAAGATAAATAATAGGGTGTCGTTGCCTGAGTTTGGTTTTGAGTTGTCAAAAAGTATTGTGTATAATCGCGGAACCCGAGTATCCATCCAATAGTCGTATCCCATGTGGTGTTTTGGACACTTTTTGAACCTGCATAACAAGACACGAAATTAACGGGGTCATAAAAATCCAATATATAATCTTGTGTTGTAAATACTCTGTTTATATTCAACCAAATTTGTGTATATTCTTGATTGTTTATGATAATTTGTTTAAAATATGAACCATATGTTTTCGGATTTTTTGAAAGAGCCGTATTAAGTTCCGAATAAAGCGTTCCGATTGTATATGACCCAGGAGCAATACTAATAGTAATACTATCATTTGGGGAGTTAGGGTTACCATTTGTATTAAAAGTAATGGTATTATTACAATTATCAATAATATTTAATTGTTTAGATATAGAACCAATAGAAGTATAACCGGTAATAAGAGCGAACCCACCAGTTATATTTTGAGATAAATTATATGAAGAATCGATATTAAATCTATTCCATGAATTATTAGTATCTGAAATAGGTAGTCCGTTATCATAAAAAGCTAATTTATAATTAGCTTCTCCCAAATAATAATAACTTACCAGATTCAAAGAAATATCAACATTTGTATCGGTATTTATATTAAAACTGGAACGGCTTAATGGTGTCTGTGTATTTATACCATTTGAAACGGGAGTTGTTATTATTGCAGTTTGAATCGCCTGTGTTATATCTTGATAAGTTCCAAATTGTTGTGTGGGTAAAGTAATGACTACAGGATTGGCTGAGCCATTTCCAGAGTTACCATAAGTCGTATAATCGGGTTTAATAATAAATACACAACTAGTATCTAATGTGTATCCATTTGTTAGTTTTGGTATATTAATATTAATATAACTAATATCAAATAAATTCGTAGAACCCCGAACAGATGGAGATGTATTAACAATCGAAAAACTGCAATCAAAATTGGGAGAACCATTCGGATTTTTAGGATGTGTCAAAAAGGAATTACCATCAATCACTAATTTATATGCTTTATTCGTGAATGTTTTTGTAAGATCTACTTGTAAATTAAAACGATTATTAATATCTATAAAAGATATTGTATTAGTGGTATTAAAGAATATATTTCCATTCGTATTTTGTTGTGCAAATGATGTATTAATAGCAGATAAATATTGTGTAAGAGTATATGTTCCTCCCTGAATATTCATAGAAAAATCATTTAAACTATTATTATAAGTAGGTGTAGTGCATGTCATATAGATATTAGTAGATAAATCCACTGTAAATGTAGAATTAATAGCAGGTGATTCAGAAGTTAATTGTGAGAGTTCATTTGCGGTATTATCAAAATAAAAGGCAGAATAATCTGTTTTTGGTTGATATTGCCAAATAGTAAAAGGTTCTCCATATTGATTTAGTTTGACAGTTTCATTCGGGAAGATAACAATCACTTTGGCATTCGGAACATATTTAGTTTTGAATCTATTCAATGTTAGAGACAATTGATAATAAGAATTTTTATAATTTTGTTTTGTAGGATCGGTTATATCTATTCTTTGTATTTGAGAACCTGTATCAAAAAGATTGGATGTATTTATAGCTTGATTAACAGCATCTATGATATTTTGGCGTGTTACAAACCCGGTATATGGAAAACCATTATTTGTGAGTTGAAGTGTGATAGTATTTAATATGGTGCTACGACTATCATATCCTGATTGTTGATTATATCCCAAATATTGAATAACGGTAAAATAGTTATTCGAATTATCCAATGTGTAATTTTGGTTATATTGAGTGGTTATAATAGATGTCAAATAATAGCTCTGATTAGATGTGATTGTATTTAATGCATATGTTTGATTATTAAACCCGATATAACCAGGAATAGAATAATAATTTGTATTTACATTAGTAGGAGGTGTCAAAAACCAAGACAAATTATAATAGGTTTCATTAAACGTATTTTGAATATTCAATTGAACGGTTGTTTTTGTGGTTGATTGATTATATGTTATTAATGATAGTCCATTAAAATTAATATCTGAAGCCGCGTTATTAGATATATCTTGGAAAGCAGAATTGAGTGTTGCTGGAAGAGTTGTTTGGTCATAGTTACCTGGTGGAATTTTTATTTGATAATTATAATTAGATACTCCTGTAGTGCTTCCTCGCAAATAGAAGAAATTGCTGCCATAACTTTTTCCTACAGTGTACCAAGTATATGGTATTTGAATAGAGTATAATTTGAGAGAAACTACATCACGTAATGGTTCTGACAAATCAAAAGAAAAACTAGATGTGGATGGGTCTGTTGTTATATTACGATATTGACTATCAATACTAATAACACGTTTAATGGTTTGTTTCAAAAGCGGGTTTAACTGTAGTTTATCAGGAGAATAATCAAATTGTTGAACAGATGAAATATTTTGAGGTTGATATCCTACAATAGAATTAGTAGGGGCACTTGTTTCACCTGATGTTAAAGGTGGTTCTGTAGGATTCGTCATCCCTTCAATTATGTTTTCTTCTTCATCATCATCCGAATCAGTTTCGAAAAACCGTTTATAAATGTTATTAAAAAAATCGTATAATTGTTTGCCTATATCTGTAGGAATATCTTCATATTTATGGATCATTTGTATGATTTTTGCTTCAAGTTCTCGATCTGTTGGATGGCTGATATCTAAAATGTCATAAAGTTGTTCATCAGTATATTTATTAACATTGTATAAATCCATAAGAAAAAGGTTTATATAACATTTATATATTTTTATGAGGATTTCCACGAAAGAGAGTTTATGAGAACCTAGAGCTGAACATATTTTCAAGAAATTTCGGTATGTCCAAAACAGATGCACAATTCATTAATAGTTTGGCAGGAAATGCTTTCAAACCATGACCTCGTTTCATATGTTCATTTCCATAGAAACATAATTGGTCCAATGCTTTGAATACGGCTTCTTCTGTTGGATTAAAATCGGCTCTAATAATCCGGTTTTTACCAATATAGTTATATCGATTGTAATTCTGGTTCTCATAAACCTTATATTTATTCGGAATAGCTTTATTAGCACACATTCCGATTGCGAAAATCTGATTGGTATCATTATTCATTTCGAGAACAATCAATTTAGATGATAAAGGAATATTTTGAGAGACTTCATTCGGCGAACAATACAAACATCCATTTGGCCAAGATTTTTCGCGAAATCGTTGGTTCTCTTCTTTTGTATGCGTATTAAACCTAGATGTCAATATAAATACGCGTTGTCTGGATTTGAAAGACCTAATAGCCAGTGCATCTTTTTTTCTTTGAATTTTATTTTGAATAGCCTCTTCAGTTAATGTTGCCATTGTATGTCCTTGTTTGTCATAAAGGAATAATATTCAATTTTATCCATACATACTATATGGATGAGATACAATTAGAAATTAGAGAACCTGGAGAAATATCAAGATATACAGATGAACATTTTATGAATAAATTGAATGAAGAATTAGAAAAAGTGAGAAAAGGTGGAATGAAACGTTTGGTAGAGAACTCGAATAGTCCAGTTAGTATGTCGAACCACAATAGTGATTCAGAAGGGGAAGAGGAAGAATATGATAATTTTGAGACAGATGTTCTCTTAAATTCACCGAAAAATGGATTAAGAAAATTAACCTTCCGAGAAGTCCGAGATTCAATAAATAAATATTATGAAACGGATGATAAATATTCTAGTGAATTAGATATTCTATCTACTTATTTGAAAGGTCAAAAACAGATGTTCTCAAAATCTGCAGATATTATTCAAACAAAAATCATGTTTTTATTAGTTCCAGCAGGTATTGGTAGTGCTATTATTTCTATAATTACACCTACAATAGGAGCTTATAAATGGAGTGATTCTTTTATATCAGGATTAAATGCCGTCGTATTTGTTCTCTTTTTTTTGGTTTATTATTTACAATGGTGTTCATCTGCGTTAGTATATAATCAATTAAAAAATCAATATGAAAGACTAGAACATTCGTTAGATATAAATAAATTAATGGAAACTAGCACTGATAAATATACTCTAGTTCTCGAAATTTTAAAAGACGTAGAAAGAAAGTTAACCGATTTAAAAGAAACCACCATTATTGGATTTCCATATGAGATAAAATGTATGTTTCCTATTTTGTATCATGTTCATATATTTACATTTATAAAACGTATAGAGGTGTATAAAAAAAATCTGATAATCAAATTTAAAGATATCAAAAACGAGATTCGATATATTGAATGGAAATGGGGAGATAAAATGGAAAAGAAAGAAAGGTCTAGGTTTGATTTTCTTTGTAAAATAAAGGAAAAAATAAAAAATGAGATTCTTCATTATAGAAATGCGTATGGTTCAATGGAGGAATTGATGACAAAAGAGATAAAAAGGGCAGAACAAATTGGATATTATTTTTATGGTTTTAGTAGTTTGTCAAAAAGAATTAATACCGATAATCCAGTAGTTGCTTTGTATTTTTCAGCTATCTTTGAGGATGATTAGCGAAAATCTGCCAATACCAAGGCATATCATAAACTATATTCATATGTTCAGTAGGGTCTTTGAGAACATCTTGGATTTCTTTTGCAAGTGTGCTGGAATTGTCCCAATCAATAGAAATGACGACCCGTTTATATTTGGGGTCTGATCTCAATGGATTCTCAATTAATCTGTAAATTCTGCCGATTTTTAGAGTAGCAAAAGTATGGAATATTTGATGTCGTGGTATTTGATTCGATACTTTTGGAATACATAATTGGATTGGGTGTTCGCCGTGAGGCATTCGTATATGTCATAAAGAAATATATGAATGGATTAGTTCGATTTTGTAGGGTGGGGCGAGCGAAGCGAGCTAACTTCAGGTGGTTGCTTAGAGGGTTTTATACATAAACAATGAACCATATTCTTTTTTGACTTCTTGTATGAGGGCCGGTGTATCTTCGATGAGAACTTGTTTATCGAATTCTTTAACAAGAATTTCTGCTATTTTGAGTTTGGCGGACTCTTCGATAATAGGGATAGTAGAATTGGGTTTATAACAAATTCCAGTAAATTTGAAAAAGGTATCTTTATCTAGATCATGTTGTTCGGTTGCTCCGATCATTTTCATGGTTTCTTGTTTTAGTTTTTTGTTTTTGGACAGCATGTTCTCAGCAAATCGATGATTGTGAAATTCATTATATTTTGTTGTTGACTGTAAAATATCAGATTGGACATTATGTTGGTCCATTAATTGTTTTAAAGCACGAGTATCTCTTGGGAAACAAGGACCCCCGAAAGACAATCCAGGATTGAAATATTTTCTGCCAATTCTAGAATCAGTTCCAATAGCTTTGAGAACTGTATGTTTATTAGCACCGGCTTGGTCACACATATCAGATATCATATTAGCAAAACTAATTTTAGTTGTGACAAATCCATTTAATGAAATTTTGACAATTTCTGCTTCGAGAGGAGTCATAAAGGCATATTCTGGTTTGTTCTCTGTCATTCTATTATAAATTTGTTTTAGTATAGGGGCTAGAATAGAGGGAATTCTTGTTCCGACTAATATCATATCTGGGTTTAAAAAACCCTTGACGATTTCGCCTTGAGCAATAAATTCTGGATTATAATTAATAGAGCAATTTTGAGAGTTGGGTAGCAGGGCGGATGCTATTTCATCAATATAATGTGGCATAACAGTGCATCCGATAATGAAATGTTTGTTTTGTGGTCGGAGTTTATCAATTCGTTCTAACAAATTAGAGAGAATGGTATGGTCATAAAATTTCGATCCGCCTCCATTGGGTGTTTGAACAAGAATGAAAATGATATCAGAATGAAATAAACCTTTTTGGAGGTCTGTAGTAGCTTGAAAATGAGTTGCCGATTGAAGAAGGTTGTTATATTCGGGTTCTTCGAATTTGGCGGTTTTTTCATTGAGGGCTTGAACATAATCAGGGAAAATATCAACACCGAGAACATTATATCCTGATTTTTCCAAAAGAAGAGCAAAACCTAGACCTAGTTTTCCTACACCAATGACAGTTATATTTTCAGATAGGGGAGTTATTGGTGAAAGGTTCTCCATTTTCTTATATAGTCATAAAGAAGTATATATTTATATTTATTTATGATATGTTCTCTATGATATGTTCTGGATAATAAATCTTCTTTACAAAACAATATAATATTTGCCCAATTCAAATTTGGTTCCTTTGAAGTCCTCAATATTTTCTTGATATTTTGAGAACGGGATTACACGAATATCGAAACTAATACGGGTTTTATTAGTGCGATTGATACGATTACAATGTCGAATTTCATTAAAATATGCTTGAAGGAATTGGTCAGTACTGAGAACCAAGTTCTCAAAATGTGTTGGATGAACATTGGAATTTGGAAAAGGTTCATAATAAATACTATTGGACCCCCCCATATTTGTAATAGGAATCACAAAATTCATTTCTGTAGGATGATGACCAAATTGACGGTCACAATGAAGTCCTACAATATGGTCTGGGTCATTAGGATCGATACCAATAGCAGCATTATCTGGAAGACTGAACCGAATATTTGGGGTCTTTTGAATAACTATTTTAGTTTCTTGGGGGAATTTGGGGAGAATGTTCTCTCTTGCAAATTTGTAATAAGCTTCATTGAAATGGGTATATTTATCGACATATTCGTGAAATCGTTTTACGAATACAGAGTCGCGGTCTTTTTGCCATTCATGAAGATGTTTATGATATTCTTTTTCTTCTTTCGTAAGAGAAGAAGTATCCAATAATTTATGTATTTGTTCTAATGGTTCGGTATAATTATATGATAATGAGAACATATCTTTTATTAATTCAGGGAATGGGTTCTCACAAGTATGTATTTGGAAAGTCATATAGGAAATATTATCAAATGAAGTTTATATTCTTTTGATAATATTTTAGTTTGCCCTTCAACATTCTTGTTCTTGCCAGCGATTAGAATTATCACTGAAACTAGGTCGCTGTCTTCCACACCGGGTCATTAAAGCATACCAATTTGCATGGGGTTGAAGACGTTTCCAAACTTGGTCATTTGCATAATTCCAATGTTCTCCTGTTTGTTCGAGAAGAGGGATGGCTTCTTCATATAGTTCAATGATTTTGTCATAAAATGAATTATGAACAATATATCCTGAAGCAGTTTGTCCCTCAATAACTTTTTGGAGAAAAGGATATTGAGTGGGTTCAGATTGTTGGAGATGATAAGAAATCATACAAACATCGAAAGGGATATTAGCATCGAAAAACTGATTGAGTTCATGTTCAAATTCATCCTTTGATATAATAAAATAGAAATCGTCCTCTAGTATGAGAACTTGTTGATAATTACGTTCTTTTGCTAGTTTGATTACAGCTAAGTGGGATTTGGTGCATCCTAAGATGCCTTGATCGGGAGTATGTATCGCTTGGAACCTTTCTGATTTGTCAAAAAGATTGAATTGTTGGAGTTCGTTTTCGATTTCTGCTCTGCGGTCTAATCTTTTAGCGAGGTTGATGTAGAAAATATGCGGGATGTTATGAGACATTGATAATATATAAATATTTGATACATTTATATAATATTTTATAATAATTATAACTGACTTTTACTTTCGCTACTCAATACAAAATCATTGACATTTATATTTGTCTGTTGGTATAGTGTGGGTGATTTGTGACGCGTTTCAAATAAACATTTTAAATCTAATGATTTGTATATGAAATTATTCTACTTAGAAACCGCCTCATGGGAATATGATTTTATTATTAATGACCTTTTAGATAATATAAAAATAGATATAGAAGTATTAAATGTAGATAATTTTAATTTGTTAATAAATAGAGATGATATAATAGGAAATAATATATTAGTAGTGAATGAATGGTGTCAATTGAATGATATTATAAATATATCACAAAAGATTAAACCGATTGTGATTTTTTATACAGGCGATGAAATTGGTAACAGATTAGATGTCAATGTTCTCGAACAATATACACAATTATTTTTTAGACAATATAATCATAAACACTATAATTATGGTAATAATAATTATCAATTATTATTGGGATATTCAAAACATTTTTTAAATAATAAAAAATCATCCGAGATTATACAAAAAAAAATAGCGGATCGAGAATTTAATTGTTCTTTTATAGGTTCTTGTAAATCAGATAGATCTCATATGGCAAATATATTCATTAATAATATGAAAAAAACAAATATACAATTTGTTCATAATAATTGGAATATTAATAATTTACCTGTTTCTCCGAAGGATTGTTTTGATACATATAATAATTCAATATTTGTAATATCTGGAAGAGGTAATTATAGTTTAGATTGTTTTCGTATTTATGAAGCAATTATAGCGGGTGCTATACCAATAGTTGTTGGAACAATTGATGAAATAGAAACTACATTTAATTATCAAAGTAATATTCCCCCCATAATTCATAGTGAAACTTGGGAAGATGCTGTAATTAAATGCAATGATTTATTGAAACAACCTGAATTATTACAAAAAATGCAAGATGATTTAATAGTATGGTGGAATGAACAAATAAAATTTATTAATGAATTGATAATACAAAAAACATTTATAAGTTAATTATTCATATTTTAGAGAATAAAATCACAAAGGAATATCTAACAAATTACTTGAAGCATAGTTATAAAATATACAAATCATAACTATATTTTGTCTCATTTTGCTGTTTGGTCGATGTAATTACAATTCTCTTACAAAAACATTATGACCTTTTGTAACATAATCATTATAATTACAACAATGGATGTCTTCTCCACATAATAAAATAATTTCATTTGGATTATATATTTGACATACTAGTTCATAATATGGCATACCCCTATGATATGAACCATAAATAACTATATTATATTTTTTATTTAGAATATCTTGTTCAATTGTATTATCCAAATCATCATTATGTAAATTTGCATCTAACAAATTTGTATATGTAATTCCTTTACCATATAATAATGAATAATTGATATTGGTTGATTTATATATATGTGGTATTTTGGGATAATCGTGACAATTCTCTCCATATATAGTTTTAAATCCATGTAATGTTACACATCTTAGATAATCCGGACTAGTTTCTCCAGATAAAAATAATATATGTTTAACATCATTATGTTGTGTTTTATTCAAGATATAAGATGTAATTTTTGTAGTAGTTAAATAATTATTAGTATAATCTAATAATTTTTGTAATAATTCATAATATTCTAATTTATCAAACTCAGAAATTTCATGAATTGATTTATTTGAGAAAGTTTTATATAATTCATTACCTTTCATAATTAAATCTTTCGGTAATAATGCCATAGTATTTGGCGGACAGCAATCAATATCTATGAAATAAGGTATACAACCATTTGCTATAATTTCATAATGGCGCATACAGTCCCAACCCGCTTTCTTCATAGTAGTAGCAAAATATGATTGTTGATATTCATTATAATATTCTTCCTCTGTATTATAAATATATGTTTCACTTCTACCAGGAATTAAATTCGATAATATTTTTGTTTTCGTTTTAATTTGTTTTACTATTTTTTCTTGAGGAATTGAGAAAGTAATTGGAAAAAGCATATAAATATTATATATAATTATATTTATATTATAATTATATGAATTATATAGAGTCTAAATTTATCTCACTTTGTAATACTACATCAGATATTAACGAACATTTACCAATATTATATAAATATTCAACAGAATGTGAAAGTATATTCGAAACCGGTGTACGTGGTGTAGTAAGTACATGGGCATTTGTATATGGTTTATTAAAAAATAACAAGGAAAAAAAATATTTATTCATTAATGATATTGTGCCTTGTGATATAAATGAATTATTATTAGAAACAACAAATACATCTATTAAAATAAATTATGAATGGAAAAATAATCTATTAATAAATTTTAATGAAACATTTGATTTAACATTTATTGATACTTGGCATGTTTATGGGCAATTAAAACGTGAATTAGATAAATTTGCTAGAATAACAAATAAATATATTATTATGCATGATACAACAGTAGATGAATGGTTCGGCGAAACAGTACGAATTGTTGAATGGGATGCTAATAAACAATCCCAAGAAACTGGTATTCCAGTAGATGAAATAACAAAGGGGCTATGGCCAGCAATAGAAGAATTTTTACAATGTAATAAAGAATGGATATTACACGAAAGATATACAAATAATAATGGTCTTACTATTCTTAAAAGAATAACTTTATAATAAATCCTATAGAAAATATTTTTTTTGATTATTATTATCTATAAAAGGTAAAACATTAGATGAATGATTACATATAAAAATATTTGCGGTTGTAATCATCTTTAAATCAAAATAAGAATATATATTATTTTCGTTATTAGCTATATTAAACAATTCTTTAATACCATTCTGGTCAAGTTCATTACTATTATAAATTCCGTAACCTCCGTTGAAGTAATAATAAATATTTTTATCATGGCAATACTGTGCTAATTGTCCCGCCCCAGAAAAAGTTGTTAATACTGCTTTACATTTATCATTTTTCATATACGATGCATACATATCTATACGATTCACATATTTAATTCTATCTGAGTTAAAAGAAAATCTAATTGGGTCAATTACTGTAAAAACTACTACATATAAATTCGGATATTCATTTAAACAATTAGAAATTAGGTTTATTCCATCTTGTAAATCCATTTCACCGTAATGTGTGTATCTATGATGAACAACAATATAGTCATTATTAGGGACATCAATATCTACATAATCAATTTTTGATATTAAATCATTAAACAGATTTGTTTTTATTTTTAATTTATTCGTTCTTAAATTTTTTAAAATTGGATATTTTTCTTCCAGCTCGATTATAAAATCAAAATTATATCTTTCTTCATGTAAAGCATTCATATGTGTTATATCGATTATTTCGTATTCTTTGATATCGATTGGTAAATTATCATATTCTATTATATTTTTAAAGATTTTAGAATATAAAAAGAATCTTTCTTTATTTTTTGTAACGATGATATCTTCTTCGGAAATTAAATTATTACAAAATAAAAATAACAATAATGGTCTTGTTATATGAATTTCGTGACCAATTGTAGAAGCACGATTAATACAGTCATAACCAATAATTTTTCCTTTATAATTTAAAGATGTTGATACTATAATAAACATATATATAATTATATTATTTTCATATATTTATATTATAAAAAGTTAAATATAATATTATATTAAAATATATATGATATTTGTTCCGATATCATTAGGAGAACTTGTTGATAAAATTACAATACTTAAAATAAAATTGTTAAAAATAAAGGATAATTTAAAATTAGATAATGTACTAAAAGAATATAATATATTATTGGATATAATGCTAAAGAATAATATAAAAGAAACAGATGATTTTTTTATTAAATTATATGAAATTAATTTAGAATTTTGGAATTATCATGATTGGCAAAGAGAAAAATGGGCGAGTTACGATGAAAATATAATAGATCTTGAGCTTTACAGACAAAATAAAAATGAACATATTTTAAACGATAAAAGAGCTAAGATTAAAAAACAAATTAATTTATTATATAATTCGGATATTATAGAAGAAAAACAATTTATTAGTTATACAATTTAAACCGTTGAAGAATTCAAATTGCAGTTCGTAGTACATTTTAATTCTACTACGTAGTGTAAGGATCGGATATCAGTAACGATTTGAAATGGGACATTTTTATTCTTTCAAGGGTCAGATATCGGTAACGATTTGTATATCCATAAACGGCTTAACGCCGTTTATGAATGAAATACGCCCCGTAAGGGGCGTATCCCATTTCAAATATTCACTGGTATAATTCTTTACGTGTGCTACTCAATATAACATAATTCACATATGTGGTTGCCATTTACTAGGACATGAGGACTGGGCCTCTCTAGGGTCATTTGTATCATATGTAATACAATATTGGAGTAGGGATGTGAATTGTTTTGTATTGAATATCACTGTATAAACTTTTCCCAGAGAAATATTTCATATATATAAATAATTATATAAATAATATATATTTACATTATTTATAATGAAAAAAAATATATTATGGACTGGAAGTCATGGGTTTATAGCAGGATACGCTATTAATAAATTACTCGAAGAAGGTAATGAAGTATGGGGTATTGATAATTTTTGGAAATATGGTAAAATTAAGAAGTCATATGATGAGCATCCAAATTTTCATTTTATAGAAATGGACGCAAAAGATACTTTAAAAATACAAGAAATTATGATAAGTAATAAAATTAATATATTAGTTTCAGGTGCTGCTATTATTGGAGGTATTACTATGTTTCATGAATTATCTTATTTTTTATTAAGAGAAAATGAATTAATAACTGCAGCAGCTTTTGATGCAAGTATATATTGTAAAGAAAATTCAAATTATTTTGAAAAAATAGTTGTAATTTCTTCAAGTATGGTATTTGAAAGCACAAATATATGGCCAAGTAAAGAAACAGATGTTAGAAATATTCCTCCACCACTTAGTACATATGGATTTCAAAAATTAGCTACTGAATATTGGGCACAAGGTGCTTGGGAACAATACAAATTAAATTATACAATAATACGACCATTTAACGCGATTGGAATTGGGGAAAAAAGGGCAAAATGTGAGACCGAATGTTTTTCTGGAAATATTAAATTAGCAATGAGTCATGTTGTTCCGGATCTCGTTCAAAAAATATTAAAAGGACAATATCCATTAAGAATATTAGGAGATGGAACCCAAATTCGTCATTATACATATGCAGGTGATTTAGCAAATGGAATATATGAATGTATAATTAATCCACTCGCTATTAATAATGATTTTAATATTTCAACGCCAATAGGACATAGTGTTTTAGACCTAGCAAAAATTATATGGTCTAAAATTCATAAAGATAAAGAGTTTTTATATGAGATTGATGAACCATTTATATATGATGTTCAAAAAAGAATTCCGGATATATCTAAGGCAAAAGAAATATTAAATATTGAATGTAATACATCACTAGAAAAAGCATTGGATGAAATTATACCATGGATAGAAAATCAAATAATGCTTGGAGGAATATAAAGATATTGTTATTATTATATTATAATGTCATTCTCTTCTAATTGGTTCGAAAACCTAGCAAAAGATAATTTTTTAAAAATTATTCAACCTTTATTTCAAAATAAACAAATGAAATATTTAGAAATAGGATGTTTTGAAGGGGCATCTTTAAATTTTATGTTTAATAATGTTATGTCAGAAAATTCTACAGCAACTGTTATTGACCCTTTTATTTTTTCTAATAATCAATTAGAAGTTTTTACAAATAATATGAAAAAGTATTCCCATCGATTTGATTTGATTATTGGATATAGTGAAAATGTATTACCAACACTAAAAGAAAATGATTATGATTTTATTTATATAGACGGAGATCATACTAGTGAAGGAGTATTTAATGATGCTAGATTATCATTTCCGTTACTTAAATCGGGTGGAATTATTATATTCGATGATTATTTATGGAGACATGATGACGAACATACTATTACTAGTCTAGATAATGTTAATTTAAATCATCCGAATAATCCTTTTTCTGGAATTAATAAATTTTTATCTATATATGATGATAAAATAGAAATAATAAAAAGTAATTGGCAAATGATAATTAAAAAAATATAATTTATGTTATGAAATTAACCCTTTGTTTGCGGTGCTCAATACAAAATAATTACATCTATAGTGAGCCTTTACTACGATGTGAGGGATTAGTCATAGAGATATCATTTATATCACTTGAAAGGCGATACTAAACCTTACATATTGTATTATTTTTATTGAGTAGCGCAAGTAAATAGTTAAAGATATAAGTTATAATGTTAGTATAGTTTATTATGAAGATTGGTTGTATAGGTAAGGGAATGGTAGGAAATGCAATATATGAAGCATTTAGAACATTAGATTATAATGTATCATTTTATGACCCTAAAATTATAGAAAGCAAATTCACAGATATATTAGATACAGATTGTGTATTCATATGTGTTCCAACATTACCTAATCAAAAAAATGAATGTGATATAACTATATTAATTGATGTTTTAGATAATTTACAATTTTATAATTATAAAGGTATTATTTGCATAAAAAGCACAATTATTCCCGGGACTACTGATAAGTTAATAATTAAATATAACAACCAAAATATATGTTTTTGTCCTGAATTTTTAAAGGAACGAAGTGCTTATTATGATTTTTTATACAATAATAAAGTATGTGTTGTCGGCACAGTTTCAGAAACTGCTTTTAATATGATAAAAGTAATTCATAACCCTATATGTAAAAATATAAAACATATTTCTCCGATTGAAGCAGAATTAACAAAATATATGCAAAACGTTTTTAATACTTATAAAATACTTTTCGCAAATGGGTTTTATGAAGTATGTAAAATTAATAATGTTGAATATAATAATGTTTTAAATACACTAGTTGAAAGGGGTGAAATAGAAAGTAAATATATGTTATGTGATATTAATATGAGAGGACCTTCTGGACCTTGTTTAGTTAAAGATTCATTAGCATTTAATGAATATGTGAAAACTTTAAATTTATCAGTTAAACCAACAATTTTTCAAACAATTGTTAATGATATGAAACTATATCCAAAAACTGTTATAAATGGAACAAGAACAGAAGAAGAATATTTTGGAAAAAATATTTAAACCTTTGCACTTCGTAGTAGAATTAAAATGTACTACGAAGTGCCATTTTAATTCTACTACGTAGTGTAAGGGTCAGATATCTTCACTGCTATAAATATTAACTTACTAGTCAATACAAAATAATTCATATATACGATTATCTCTGCACTTCATATTTTAATCTTTAACTCTTTACTTGAAATATAAGCGATTTCGCCCATAGTAAAGTCATAACCATTTATTGAAAAATAAGACCATAAGGTAGCCCACAGGGGCCACCAGATATGTGAATTATTTTTTTCAAGTAAAGGATATATTTCAAAAGGGAATAAATCATACTGCAGTTGATTCATGTTTATATACATGAACCATAGATGGTTCAGCCCAGAATGATTTTATATTTAATTTACGAAATAAATCATTCATCCACCAATCAGGCGCATTATTAAACGGTAAATAATTATCATATAATTTTTTAGCACATTGTTTGGTTAATAAATAAAAATGGGCGCATCTTGTTCCTCCGTGATCATTATTATTTATTTGAATATTTTTTGGATAAACTGCTCGTTCAGATGTAACTTCACCTTCTTTATATGAACACCAATCACTGTCAAAAATAATATCCCAATCTGGATAGAATGTATTTAATTCAGATATATATCGTTGTATTGTCTCGTTAACTGGGGTTAAGAATTCTACTGCGTCTTCCATTATAACCGCATAATCATAATCATTTTGAACTATATCTTTTACACCTTTGCACATTTAAAACGCCGATTTAACAACAAAAAAAATAATACAAAAATGCAAAAATTTGATTAGTAGTCATCTTGAAATGACTATGAAGTTTAAGAATTTATTTCTCTACAAAATATGTTTGGTCTTTTTCCTTTATCAAATACAGATTTTACTATATTTAACATATTTTGCACAGCATTCTTATCTCTATTATGGAATATTTCGCTTTTATGCTTAACCGATTGACATCGTAATAGTCCATGACAGATTTCTGTTTTATTTTCTTTCTTTAATTTTGGTTTTTGACTTGGTCTTTCTAAAAAATATTCTAATTCAACATTACAGCAATTACATAATTTTGATGTTCTAAATTCATTTACCAAAAAGGTTTTATAACCAGCATTTCTAAATATTCTTCTAAATTTCTTACAAATAACTGGTTCTTTACCTTTCATATGATAATCACCTTTATCATAATCACCCATTACAAATATAGTTTTATCAGGTTTTCCGTATTTATTGGAAAAATTCTTAACCATTTTCAATTCACTTTTTTGAGTATTTGTAAATCTATTTAATTTGAATTTTCTAAAAAATGTTTGTTCGTAATGTGAATACAATTTATAATTTATGTTGTTCTTTTCAATACAATAATACATAAATTTCTCATAATCACATGTTTTACTATTTAATACAGATAATTCACTTTCAATTTCCTTAATAGATTGATTTTCTATTTTTGTTTCCTTATTTATTTTATCAATAATTTTATTGTATTTCTTCAATCGTGTTTCTATTCTTCGTTGATTTTGAGTATAACGAAAAGTTTGTAAATTTCCATTTTCATCTTTAGCACCACAATATATTAAATCACTATAATTAGGGTCTGCACAAACAACCTTCATATTTTTTAGTTCTTCAGTTAATTCTACTTTTTCAATATAATCTATATTTTCTTCTTCACAACATTTTTTATTTTTCCATGTTTTTGGTAAAGGTTTTCCATTAGCATCTACTCTTACAAATAATACACAACAAGAAACACCATCTGTTCTAATCATATGTGAAAATGTATATTTTTGACCTTTCTTGAAAACTCTTTTATTTAGTTTGAA